TTGATATCTTAACGCGACTTTTTCTTGTTCTGACATCGAGCTTGTGGTCTTTCCAAAGCCATTTGCCAAGGCATATGCATCTAATGCATTTTGTGTCATTACAACACCAATATCTTTTAACGTTTCTGTCTCGCCAGAAAATACCGATTTTAATTTTGTATATGCTTCGTCTGCGGTAATATTATAAAATGATGATACATCGCCTGCGGCTCCCGCAAGCCCTGTGCTCATGTCATAGGCTTGTTGCGTTGTAAACCCAAATTGCTTTGCCATTGTGCCATACATACCGACATATTTTTTAGCAGCTGTTTCGGATAATCCGAAATTATTTATAGCATTCTTGGCAAAGCTATCTACACTGGAATTCATACTACCAAACGTGACATCCACAATATTTTGAACCTCGGTAAGATTAGATCCCAGTTCCATGCATGATTTACCGAAAGTAACTATTGCGGTTATAGCAAACGCAGCCGCTGCTACTTTCGCAACCTTTTTAAATACCTCTGACATTTTACTTGTCTGTCTCGTTACTGAATCAGTTGCTTGCCTTGTTTGTGATTGTACCGCTTTTAATTGATCTGTAAATTGCTTTGTCTGTGCTTCAATTATAACTTGAAGCTTTTCAAGGGTTACTCCTTCCATCTTCCTTCCTCCTTCCCTTTAGACTCAAATTGTGTTTATAGGCATATTCTTCCATGCGAGCCTTATTAAGAACTAAACGATTTTCGATTTCAACCGCTTCATCTACTTCTTTTTTAAACAGTTCTGGAAACAGTTCGTGAAGAGGTGTAATTACAGCTTCATTGCTAAATTGTGCTCCAATAAATTCCCCTACTTGCCTTGCCAACACCGTATTTAAAACAATTGTTTCTTTTAACTCTAATTCACGTTCATCTGATTTGTTTTTTTGAATACGACGAAAACTTTCAATCAAATCCAATACTTCGCCTAATGAACAGTCCCAAAACAAAGAAGGGGTATACCCAGCATCTATAAAAACTGGATATACCTCATCTATTAATTCTGATACTAATTTAGGTTCTTCTATAGAGTCTGCTTCGCTTCCTCTAACGTCTTGTCCATACTCTCCGCTAGAGTCTCCGAGAAAAAACCACTCACCGTAAATATTTTCATATACACGTTCATGTAGAAATCTAGTTGTGAGCCACCTTCATCGATATACTTATCAAATATATCATCTACCTCTTTAGGTTTTAAGCCACTATGAAATTCTTTCATGGCTACATGCGTCAAATCAAGCATAGTTGCCAGTGGTGGCATTCCCGCACCCGTTGGACTACCCATTAAATTCAATAGATTTTGTTTATACTTTACTTCCAAGTCTTTGATACTTGATGTTTTAAGCTTTAATTTGTGTTCTTCATCACCTACGGTCCATACTGCATAAGGTACTTTAATTTTCTCTGACATTATTTATTTCCTCCTCTTTACGCTACTGGATCAGTAGGTATAATTTCACTTTGTAAAGCCATTTTAAGTGTAAACTCCATCACACCATTTACCGCTCCGCTCGATAGCTTTACAGATACTTGTGCGTCCCACTCAAAAACAGTACCATCTGGATATGTTTCTTGAAAGCTCAATACTGTTTTTTCAGTTTCCGCATTTCTCATAACTCTGTATGGTGAAGTTGCACTTTTGTTCTCATATTTAAATTTAAATTCTAAGTCTCCCGGATCTCCAATACCAAATTCGTATTGTTTTACCGAATCAGATAAACCTGTATTCTCAACTTTTTCTGGTTCATTTCCCATTTCTGGTACTTCTTTTAATCCAGCTAAAATAGTGTAGGTCGAACCACTTAATGGCCCATAGCCTAATGTAATTCCATTTGCTAACATTCTTTCTACCTTCTTTCTTAATTATTGTGATATACGAATTTTGTTTCAACATCAATAATGCCTTCATATCTCATAAGTTTGTGTTTAAGTCCACTCGGATCAGTTACATCTTGGCAAGCAATTCTCTTTAATCCAAGACTTGAAATATTTGCATCAACTAATAATGTTGCCTCTGACGTACTTCTATTGTTCCATATATCAATTTTATAACGCACATAAGCCTTATCTTCTTTACCGTCGGTAAACTCAAATACACTGTTATCCTCTTCCACATATTGTATTGCCGGAAGAACTGCCCAGTCCGACGGATAACTGTCGCTAACATTGGTTGATATACCTTTGATAGCTTCATATACTTCATTTTTTACATTGATCATTTTCCTACCACTCTCTTAATCTCTTCCCTGAGTTGATTAGCAATATATGCTTTTAATTGTGCCTCATTATCTTTTAGCGCTGGGTATAAATAAGGTTGTGCTGGTATACCGACCCAATCCTGATTGTACGCTAGCGATACCTTGCTATTCTCATAGGTGCCTTCTCCTCGTTGGCCAGTCCCAAATTCTACGTATGCTCCATGATCACTATTTGTATATATCGTACTTCTAATAGAACCACCTACTATTTTTGTTTCATGCTGAATGCTCTGCACCAAATCTCCCATATCAACCGGGCAATTAAGTTTTGCATCATCTTCAACAAATTTTCCACAGTATTCTATGGACTTTAAAAGTACACCTTCTGCTGTTCCGCCTAAAGAATTCAATTTAGAAACTAAACTCATAATTCCAATTATTTTACTCATATTTTTTCTAGCTCCAATACTAAATGGCCATATGGCTTAATTGATATTATTTTATAATCGGGTTCACCACTAGAAGATACATATATACAAACGCCTCCACCTTCGCAGAACTCTACCTTTCTATCCTGTGAAATATAATAAAGGACTTTGTCTCTAACTTCTGTGATATATGAATCATCATAGAGCATATTGAGAATGTAATTTAATCGTTCCCCATATATTTCAGCTTGTAGCTTTCCACCTGCAGGGAATATATTGGCCTTAACCTCAACTGGTGTTACTGAATAGCCTGGATACTTGCCACCTTCCCCGTCAGTTATTATGGTTTTGGTTTTAAGATAGTAAGTCTTTTTATTTTTCAACCGCATTTGCTATACCCACCACCTTTAATCGCCTGTATGCGTTCAATCTTGATTTAATACTTTCGGATATCTCAGTTGAATAGGAAACAGATACGCCTCCTTCACTCCTGGATGATTCACCCTCAGAACCTTTGCGATTGTAATATATAATGGCAAGTTCCCTTTGCAGGCCTTCCATTTTCGTCAATAGGACGTCTCTATTACAATAATCAAGGATTTCATCCTGCGCATCCTCTAGGAGTTGGCTGATTAGCATATCGTCCACACCAGGGATTCTTGCTTTTAATTTTTCTATTTGAGCCATGCCATACCTCTTTCTAAATAAAAGAGAGTACCTTATTCGGCACTCTCTAATAATTTAAGTAAATCTTCTTTCTTGATTCCTGTATCAAATTGAATATATTTTGAAGTGGCTAAAGCTCTTAATTCGTCAATTTTCAAAGTCTTTAACTCTACTTTAACCTCTTCCCATCCATCTGTAATATACTTGTCTTTTGCAGTATCATCAACTACTCTTTCAATATTATTCTTTTTTACTCTTGCCATTTGGCACCTCCTATTTTGTGTTTAACCAGATAGATGATTCCTGGTTTTTCTTAACCCATAGTTCGTGATATCTGCGATAATCCATAGACCAACCACTAAAACTTTGATTAACTGTTGGATCAAAAATTCTCAAATCATCCTGCTTAGATACTGCAATAGGCGTAGTAGTAGGAAGAATTACAAAATTAATATCACTTGCGGTTGAACCTTTTACATATCCGCCAACTTCCTGTCCAGCTGTTTTACCATCATATAACTGAATTGCAGTATACATTCTATTGTCTGGTACCGGAATCATTGGAACGCCATCAATTGTATTAACTTTTGTATTAAAGCCACCTGCCGAAAAATCTTGTGCCGTTAATTTACCAGCCATAGCAAGTTCAAGTTCCATCTGGGCATCATAGGAAATTAGGATTACAAGGCTTCCATTATATCCTTGTTTCCTGATATTTTTAATACCTGTCTTGATTTTAACCACAACAGTTGCATTCGCAGGTGTATAACCCGTTTCAACCATAGTTCCCTTTGTGGATGCTATTGTTGCAACTCTCGAAATACGATAAGCATCTATTTCAGGTATTACATGTTCTCTCTGAAATTCTCCCATAATAGTTGAAGCAGTCAAAACAAAATTCGTTTCATCTACATCATTCTTATCAATGTTGAATTTTCTACCTCTGTCCTGCGTCATAGTATAAGTATTGTATTTGAAGTCAACGGCTCCATTTACAAATCCCGCATTACCGGTTCTTTGATAATCAGCTAATCCATCCATTGCTACGGTTGGTATTTTAACCTCATTACCGCCATTATATTTTACTTGCCCTGCGTTTGCATCCATCCAGCCAGTGCATGCTTCTTGAATAGCTGCTTTATCTAATTCACTCTGAATTATTGTTGCAAATTGTACTGTATTTGCCATTCTATTTTACCTTCTTTCTTAAATTTGACCTCTGATTGCCTTTGCAATCTGGTCTTGTAAATTAGTTCCTGTTCCTTGCGCCCCACCTGGAGTTCCATTTCCTCTTAATTTTTCGTTTACCGCTTTCTCAACAGCTGACTGGAAGGCCTTTGAAACTGATTCAATACTTTTATTGCATGTATCAGCGCTTTCATAGTTGAGAATTTCCACGAGGTCCTTAGGGAGTCCTTTTTCTGCTAATGTTTCATAAGCCTGTGCTTTGAGCTCTCTGGTTGTAATATTCTTTTCTCTACCAGTGAGTTCATCAATCTTTTTTTGTGCTTCATATGCTGCTTTTTGATCTGCATTCATCTTTGCCAGCTTTTCAGCTTCTGTCTTAGCTGTTTCAATCTGTAGCTGTGTTTCTGATGCCCACTTGCCCTTTGCAGTTTCTAAAGCTTTTGCAACCTTCTTATCAAATTCTGATTGATATTTGCTATCCTTGAGGATATCATCGAAGGTTTGTGTACCGCCTCCCGAACTACCACTTGCTCCTTCGACCTTTCCTGCTCCATCACCATTGCTATTATCAGCCCCAGCACCTTCACCTTCTTCAGCAAAAAATTGTAGTTTGTAAGGTAATAATCTTGATCTAAAATTTTTCATAACTTTTATTCTCCTTCTTAGCCCCTAGCATTGCGTCTGCCCCACTAGATTCATTGATTTGGTTTAGTTTAATGTCTTTTCGGACATATAAAAAGCCGCATTCCTGCGACTTGATTTTGAGTATAAAAATACCACCTACCTGTTTAGATAAGTGGTACTTTACATTTTTCCATTATTTTTGTGGCTTCTTCTTCTGAAATTTCATTAACCCTTGAAAGCATATCCGTATTACCAATCGCATAAGGAGAATCTTTTGGCTCACTTTCATCATAGCCAATAAGTCTGTCGGCTAAAAGATGTTTACCATCCGGAATCCATCCTTCATTTTTGTCATACAAGTAATAAGTATAATCATCCATTTTTCCAACTATATTTAAATCATTGATTAAAAAGTAATATACTATTCCATCCATCTATTTCACCCTTTCAATATCCTTAGGTATTATTACACCCTTATAGCTATCAAACATTTTACGATTCAACTCTTTTGCTCTTTCAGATCCTTCAGGAAGAATCCTCCAATCTTCATACATATCATGAATTTTATCTTTTATTTTGTAACTTTCTAAGGTGTGATACTGCAGTTCAAATTTCTGGCCATTCGGCGTACTTACAATTGTATTTATACCATTGTACGGATTAAACTTTTTAACCCAATAGTTTTTAATCTCAATTGTATTGTAATCCAATTTACTATGAATATCAATAGATTTTAAGGTCTTGTCAACTAATTCTTCGGGTCCTGCAGTATAGGTATAACGGATAATATCTTTTATTTCATACTCATTATCGCTAGGCTTATATTTTCTTCGTATTTTATCCAAATACGTATCTTTACCTTTAATTCTATACTTTAAACCAGCCATATCCATACCAGATATTTCTGCAACTTTTTTTACCTGCTCCGTAATAATAGGCTCATTCATAACAGCCTGATTATAATAACCCAGACCTTTTACTTGGGTCTTTATAATTGCATATTCATTATCATCACCATATTTGATGTTTTGGAAATCATCTCTAGATGTTGGAAGATATTCTTTTCCCAGTATGTCTTTGTAATTATCATATTGTTTCTGATCAGCGTTTAAGTTTCTAGCCTTCTTTTCTGCCAATACGGCTTTCGGATCACTTTCTACGAACCGCTTATGCCAGTCGTCATACTTCATATCCGCAGGTACTTTGTAATTCTTTCCTGTTGCAGGATCTCTTGCAAGTCGTGTCTTGTGTTCCAATCCCTCAATTATATCAATCGTACAGCTACGGCAGAAGCAATGTAGCGGCGGAATGTTTTCACCAGGCGCGGCCTTATCAACTTCAATAATGTTACCATCATGTTCCTGGCATTCCTTTGATGTTCGGCTATCAAGTGTGGCCTTAAACATGATCCTCTTAGTTCCTCTTGCTTTGGAGCCTTCTAAGTCGGCCATATTCACAACATATGTTGTTTCTGTACGAATAAGTCTTTCTGATACAAATTTGCCTACATCGGCATATTCTGCTAGCTCCTTAGCCATTCTTATCGAATTCTTACCTGACATCATTCCACCAGTAATTATATTCTCTAGCTTAGATGCAAACACATCTGAATTATCCCAAATTCGACTGGAGTAATGTTTACCACTCCAATTATTCTTAAGGATCTCCTCAATTTGTTTATCAGGAATCTTCGCAAAATCAAAAACATACCCAACTGCCTTCTGGCTGTCAAATATGTTCCTGTAGTATGTATCTTTAATTGTCTTAAAATATTGGTTCGTATTCTTTCTCAACTCTATATCTGCTATCTGTTTACTATTAATGTAAGTACTTTCCTTAAGTGCTTCTAATCGTGTGATACGTGCCTTATACGCTTGTGCATTGAGCTTATTAATAAGCTTTCTCTTAACTTCTCCATCCTCGAGTAATTTTACTTTAGCACGAATATCATTAATCGTTTTCTGCGATACTCTTTCATTTAGAAGTTCCATTGCCTTGGCTTTGTCCATTCCCTCTGAGATAGAAAAATTAGTGAAGATGTTATTAATATCGTCTTTTATGCTTTTGATAGCATTATCATAGGCTTTATTGATCTCCTGGATGGTTTGATCACTATCCTTGTGAGCTAAAGCCATTCTTTCATCGGCTCTAGCTACCCAATACGATTCTTTCTTTGCCACAACTCCACCACCTTAATTTTAAGCAGTCTTAATAACGTCTTTGACATTTCCGTCAGTAACCACATTATCTTTATTAGTCTTTTCATTGCCTGTATCTCCATTCTTGAAATCATATGATCCAAATGCTTTCTGTTGAGTCTCAATATCAGCTTTCTTCTCTTCTTCCAGACGTTTCTTCTCTTCTTCAACATCAAGTTCTGAATTAAAGTTCTTAACCCTTGTTTCCCATGATATGAACCCATTTGTTTCCTGTGCAATCTTAGCTGCAAGTTCATCATCAACTGGAAGTGAACGTTTCATTGTAATATCAAGCTGTGTTAGATTCGCATTCTTTGCCTTAATTAGATTAATATTACTTGTTAATTGAAGTCTTTGGCGTAATCCTTTTTTAAAGTAGCGTTCTTTTGTCTTTCCTAACTGCTCTAATCCCAAAAGTTTATACTTCATAGCAACACCTGAAGCATTAGAAGCGAAGTTTTCATCTGTCAGGCAAGGAACCTTTGAGAATTCATGGATATCATCTTTTAGTGATTTCTTAAGAACTTCTACCTCTGTTTCATTCATATTCTTAACTAACCACTCAGCAGAGCCACCATCAGGTAGTTCTAATATTTTCATTTTCTTTAATAACTTAGCTGTAGCACACATTTCTGTTTCATCATCACCAAAGCTTACACCAGTCACTGCAAGTAACGCATCAATCAGTTGCTCTTTATCATTTACTCTATCTGATTGTAGCTTATTATAAGCATCTATTAGGGTAATAACAGATTCGAAGTCTCCCTTTTCGCGCTTATTATTTTGATATTCCACAATAGGCACCCCACCAAAGAAGTGCTCTCTTGTTTTATCATCTTGCATGATATATGTATCACTTGTTATTAAAATGGTATGATACTTCAGTTCTTGCATATCTGAATAAACCGTTATGTCCCAGCCTTTTTCATTACCATCAATATCAAATACTTGGTAATAACTGCAGGCAAATATCTTATTATGATTAATACTAGTATCTACTACAAGGAAACTGTTTAATGGACTCAAACATGCCAGCAATGGTTCAGGTACTTCAGCATCACTCATATACTGATATTCAAGTCCATACCCATATATCGAAATATCTAGTGCTAATTCATTGTTATGACTATCTTCGTCAATGGTAGTGTAATGAGCATTCAATTCTTCTGCCCCATCACCACTATATTGTATTGGAACACCAAATACGTATCCCGTGGCCATGTCAGTGATATAAGCAGCATGATTACATACAAGCCTATTATTTGGCATTGACTCATCGCTGAATTTTCTTGTTAATATTTCATGACGTTCATCATAATAATCATCCAGCTTGCTAAGCCTTGTTAGCTGAACCTGATGTTCTAGAATACATTTTTGCAATAGTTTGTTTGGTATTGTTCCATCTTCATTTAAGAAGCTTCTGTCTTTAATTATCACTTTATCACCTCAATCCTAATTTTGCTTTGCTGCTGACTTTAATCTTGTTCTTTGGATTAATAATTGTATAACAAAAATATCTAACTGCATCCATTGCATGGTCGTGCTGCTTTATTGGTTTATCGTCACCATGCTTTGAGGCCTTGGCATCCCATATATATGAATTAAACTCCGAGATAGTATTCTCACATATCTTTGAAAACGCTATCTTTTCCTGGATAAGAAGAGTAGCCACATATCTAATGCCATCCAATACGTCATTATCAGCTTTTTGTATTTTATATCCTCGTTGCCTTAGTTCTGCAATAAATGATGCCGCACTGGGATCTATTATTATTGCCTTGGGGCTTATGCCACCTAAAAATAGCTTTAAATCATCTGCATATTGTGTATCAGTCTTTTGTGAGTCTTCATCACGACCTGAATAATAATATTCTTTTACGCATATCCATTTGCCCTGAAGGTTTTTACACCATAGTAGGAATACTGTTGCATTCTGGGTACCATAATCACAGCTGACATAATAATTATCTTTTGACAGATCTGCGATTGTTTCAAGGGTATGCTTAACTTTATCAAACATATCATAAATGACGCCCTCTGCAACAACCCACAATCCTCTTATATATCTGTCATAGAAAACACCACTGTACATTGACTTATAACGGGCTTTAATCTTCTCTGACAGACTCAAATTATCGTCCATAGTGAAATGCAGATAAAGAAGATTCTTTTCATGCAACTTATCAATCCAATTGACCTTAAACCAATGATATGGTCCATCAGGATTACAGTTGAACCAAAACTTAGATCCATCTACTGAACAACGCCCTGTTGCCTGATTGACAAACGATTCAGGCATTAATGCAACTTCATCAAAAAAACAGCCTGCAAGAGTGATACCTTGTATCAAGTCTTGTGACCGTTCATCTTTACCACCAAATATATAAAAATAATTACTTACTTCACCTTTTGTTACAATAACCAGATTGTCAGCTCTATGATCAGCGACGCCATAACCTCTTGATCGGAGCATAAGCTTAAGCCAAAACAATACATTGCGTCGAAAGGATCCTATTGTCTTACCACACATTCCAAAACTCTGTCCAGTGAAGCTGGTCATTGCCCATATTACATATGATAATGACATAGACAATGTTTTACCTGAACGGATTGCTCCGTCTGCAATGACACCGTCTTTATCCTTCACAGGTGAATTATCCATCCACCAGGTAAGTACTTTTAACTGTTTATTTGAGAAGGGCTTGAATTTGAATATAGCTTGTCTTATTCTTCCTGCCATATACCATCAATCCTTCCTGCGAGAGCCTCAATAAAGCCATCATCCTCTGTTATTCCTTCATCACCCAAATTAGTCTTAGCTTTCAGTACCGCTATTCTAGCTTTCTGCTCTTCAGTAGCGAGATCCCAGTTTTTATGCAGCAAATCATCATACTGCTTTAACATACTTTCTAATGTTCTCATTGCCCTGGACTGGGCATTTAAGAATGTTGCATGCTTATCCCATGCTTGCTGTATCTCCCACTTTTCACTACCACCATTCTTACTAAAGCCTTCTCCAATTTTGGTAGATGACATATCGCCCTGGTCTTTAACATACATAAGCTTCTGGGCTCGTATAATTGCCGTGTACTGCAGTTGTATATTATCCCATAACAGATCTAGAGGATTAGATGATTGAATTGCTCCCATGATCAACATTGTTTCTTCCGGAAGCCACTTAGAAAAGAAGCCATGCTTTTCAGCATTTAAGTTTGCCTTTGGGGCTCCATGACCAACCGCGTTTGCATTATTTAAGGGTGCACCCTTTTTCTTTCGGGGTGCACCCTCTCCCTTTGCCTCCTTAGTCCAACCATATCTTTTGATCCAGGACTTAACGGTATTAATACTAATATTGTATTTTTCAGACAATTCCTTTGGTTTAATGCCCCCCAGGTAGTCTGCTTTTATCTTATCTTTATCAGGAGCTCTTACTTCATCCAATACCACCACCTACCTTATTTTGTAGTATGAAAAAAGCACCCAAATTAATGAGTGCTCTTAATTATTATTATTATTCTAACGCACCTTCTCCAAAAATTGTAATTAGTCGCTCTAATATCTGTGTTTCATCAAGCTCTTCATCGCAACAGAGTTGTACAATTTCATCACCTCTCATGTCTTCGGAGTCAACATCAAACATGATGCATACACATTCAATTAATCGTTCTCTTGCAGAAGTAATGCTATTTTCAGTAATATCAATTCCAATTTTTCTTAAAGCATCCTCAGCTAGCGTTATTTCGTGGCATGAAGAAATTATCTTATTTAGTACTCTTTCAGTCTTTTGTTTATTCATATGTTCACCCTTTTTTGTTTTATACTAAAAATTAATAATATCTTCACCTTGTAGAGCGGTTACTAATCGATCAAACACAAGGTGGCGTACAGTTTTACCTGGATTTTGATTATTAATATCATCTAGTATATTATTAATTGTTGTATTATATTTACCAATAATAGTATTAATACCTTTAATACTTTGAATGGATGGACTACAATTTCTATTTTTTTCAATCTGATCTTTTATCTTAAATATTGGTGTGCCTGGTTTCATCTCATACTGTGTTACTAATACCATTATTGCATTATGCAACTGTTTTGCTGTAGTATTCCAAGGCACCTTATCCCCAAGCGAATTTCCACCTCCTCCTACTGGGCCTCCATTTTCATTATGGAAAATATCAAATCCTATTGGCGGTTGTTTTCCAGTTAATTCAAGGAAATCCTTTGCTGCTTTGTTTCCACAATATATTAATTCTTTTGAACCATATTTTTTATTTATACAAGAAAATATGTAATATTTATCCTTTATATCTTTTCCAGCATCTCCCTGCATAATTCTATTATTAACTAATTGTACTATTGCAACTGGTTCTACTTCATATTCACTAACTATTCTCTCTCTTAGCTGATGTGTCCTGCATTTCATTTATCCCCTCCATATATACTTTTTCTATTATTTACCATAATTTATTTTTCTATTATATTACTTCTTAATGTCGCTTACAATATAAATATTTGCAATTAATAAAAAGACATCCTACCGAGGGGTGTAGGGTGTCTTAAAGGGGGTCTATATATTTAATAAGGGAATACATTTCGTCTCTTCGACTTGTACTTATTATAACACTTTAAAATGGGAATTGTGGGAAAGTTTTATTGATCTGATAATCCGAGTAATTCTTTATTCATTTCGACAAGGCTTATTGAAAATCCGTCTTTTGGATTACCTGCCTTAAAGCTGTCAAAATCAAGGAATACAAGTTTTGATTTATCGAAGTCTGACTTGTCTACCATGATTCCAATAACCGTATTTGATTCTTTTAATGTTTTCGCTAATAGATCCATTTGAATATGTATTGTTTGTTTCGTTTCTTCTCTCATAATATCTCTCCTTTTGTTGTTTTATTTTAATTAAAATTTAAAAAAAATATGTCTTGACTTATTCCTTTACCTTGTAAGACAATTCTTTTATAGATTTCAACTTCACTTGTTTATATTAATTCTTATAAATAGCATTTAAATTAGTAGTGAAGTTTCTGTAATTACAAAAGAAGGAGGTATGCGTCCATGGAATTTCTTGACAAGGCTAATAATAGCCTTCAAACTTTTACAATAACAGTGCTAATTTTAGTACTAGTTATTGTCGTAATCGGGACAATTGGTGTTGGCTTATATAAATCTAAAAGAAAATAAGTCCAAATGTTTTGCAGCTGCTACCTTTTAGCGGCTGCAAAACAAATATTAGTTTATTTCATCAAAATCAACTGATACAAATTCATTACAATTGGAAACTGTAAACTTTTGATATCCTTCTGAATAGTCCGAAATAATATACCCTGCTTGTTCTAAAGCTTCTGAACAAATTGCCATAATACTGTCAATATCCATTTTATTATCCTCCACTAACTTTTAATTAATCACCTAAATATTTATTGATCCTTTTTCCAACAGAACTTCTGTCCATATGAATTTTCTTTGCTACCTGCTCCTGGGTTAATTCATCTATGAAGGTCATCGTGAATATTATCCTGGTACAGCTATCAGATATACTATTTATGTACTCCTGAATCTCAAGTAGCTCTTCTTCACATTCTTCTATTTTCTTATCTAACATAGTATTAAGCTTCTCTACTCTCAGAATCTTCTTTGCATCCGCTAGTACATAATACCCAGACACGTGAAAACTCTTTGGCTCATATGGAAAATCCGGATTAGATCCTTTTACAAATGCATGCTCAATACGTGATGGGGTAGAATGTAATCTTTTAAGTCTCTGCTCAAGAATATATACTTCTTTTTTTAATGATCCATATTGTTCTAACCGTTGTCTATCCATTCTTCCTCCTGTTCTCCCTTAAATTCATCTCAGGATTATTTAGTAATTCTATTTTTCCTCTGCAGCTCTGCCCTGTTCTTCCTAACTTTGCACCAATCTTTTCTAAACTCCAGCCATCATCATACATAAATATAAGTATAGCGGTCTCTTCCGGTGTCCATACCTTATTCTTAGCTCTTAGGGGTGGTATATCTATAGCTAACTCCCATATACGTCTTCTGATTGCTCCTTCGCTTCTCTTCAACTCCGCTGACAAATCCGTATACGTATATCTATGCTGCATAATCATTCTCTCAAGTTTGATATCCTCTGATTTCGTCCAGGGCGTAGTTTTGAATCTACATTCGAAGTCAATCATTCTTTTCTTCTTTACCCATTCAGGCTCTGCACCAAGAATATTCTCCTGCATCTTAGAAAAATCAATTTTTCGTTTATTTTCCTTAGCCCAATCCCAAAATTCAATAAGATATACAACTTTAAAACTATTATTAAATACTTTCTTCTTTTTGATAGGGAAGTCTTCCCACGTCTTGAATTGATAATATGCATTACGGGGTGACTTAGATCCGTACAGAGCCATAAGAAGTTGGCTATATGTAACATACTCACCACTTTCAAGAAAACGCCCTAATCCACACCTTACCTTTCTTACTAGAATGCTGTTTTCACTTCTATCAAGATTTTTCGCTAATGTCTTAATACTAATTGTTCCGTAATTATCTGATAAATAAGTTTCGTCTTGCTGACTCCATGTTCTACCTAATCCCATATTTTCAACCTCCGGTGTAAGCACAATCCGTATGAATAAATATATGCGTATTACGTTTTGTCTTTACGTACTCAATATTTACATCAGATGTTCTTATTTGCTTCTTACATACTTGGCAATTGCATTCCCCCGGTAGATACTTCCATTCAGGGGATCCTTTTATTTCTTCTCCACTACTCGATTTCAATGGCATATCTAATCCTCCTTGCTTTTACTGCTTCTAATAATGCTGCTTGTCCAGCATCCTTTCTTTCAAGGGCTTTCATGACATCCTCATCCACGGTACCTTCAGTTATCAGGTGATGAATAATTACTCCTTTTTGCTGCCCTTGTCTGTACAATCTTGCATTTGCTTGTTGATATAATTCCAGGCTCCAATTAAGTCCAAACCAAACAATTACATTGCCACCTGCTTGTATGTTAAGTCCATGTCCAACACTCGCTGGATGCGCTAACAGAAGTCTTATTTTCCCTTCGTTCCAATCGCTTATGTCTTCAGAGGTTTCAAGTGTTCTTGGTTTCAATTCTTTAAAATGTTTCTTCAATCTGTCAAAGTCATGTCTGAAATTATAAAACACAAGTACTGGATCCGGATTGAATTCCAGAATTTCTTCCAGGGCTTCAAGTTTTCGATCATGAATTTCAATCGATTTTCCATTACTGTCATATACAGCTCCATTGGCCATCTGCAGTAATTTGTTTGACACTGTTGCTGCAGTTAATGCAATTACACTGCTGTCTTCATCTATCTGCATGAGTTGTTCTTTTTCAAAGTCATCATATTTTTTCTTCTCAGATGCAGAAAGCTTAACGCTAATTACGTTATCAATTCTTTCAGGAAGTGTAAGATAATCAGTTGCAGACATGCTAATACATATATCTGATATTTTATTTTGTATTGCCTCTTCAGCTCCGGGCTTTAAATCCCAATCAAATACCGTATAACCATTTCGTCTGCCCGGTGTAAAATATCTTTCTCTAAATCCGGTAATTGTTTTACCCAGCCTTTCTCCCCGATCAAGTAAATATAGTTCTGGCCATAAATCAAGATATCCATTTGGTGCAGGCGTTCCTGTAAGCCCTATAACTCTTTTCACAAGGGGCATTATAACTTTAAGTGCTTTAAATCTTTGCGAACTGCTTGATTTAAAGCTGGATAATTCATCTATAACTATCATGTCAAATGGCCATTTCTTTAATACCCTAAAATAATCAATCAACCATTTGACATTTTCTCTATTGATGGCATATATGTCTGAATCCGTTTCAAGCCCTTCGATTCTTTGCTTCTCGGTACCCAGTACTTTTGAAACTCTCATGTGCTTTGTGTGATCCCACTTAACTGATTCTTTACTCCAGGTATCTTCTGCCACACGTTTAGGTGCTATAACTAATACCTTTGAAACTTCAAAACTGTTAAACATCAATTCGTTAATAACGCTTAATGTAACAACAGTCTTACCCTAAGCCCATATCTAAGAAAATACCTGCTCTTGGGGTTTTAATAATAAAGTCATGTGCGGTTTTCTGATATTCATGTGGTTTAAATAACATTGGGCTTTTTCACCTCCTCGTCGTGTTTCTTGTGCCATCTTGCATGCTCTGCCTGATTTCTAAAAATCATCAAATTATCAGGATCATTATTTCTCTTTTTTCCATTGATGTGATGAACTACCTCTCCGGGTAATAATTTTCTGCCTAATTTGTTTTCAGCATTTAACCTATGCGTATGTATTCCAAATGTTTTTTCATAAGATTTTCCTTCACCCGTCCCTAGTCTTGCTATCCTCAACTTTGTCCTCGTTTCAAAAGTCATTCTTTCGGGATTCAATCTCTTATTCATTTCTGATACATCAGGTCTTTTATGGATAGGCCTGTCTTCAGGATTAAATCTCTTTGATCTATAATTAGCCAGACACTGACGGCTGCAAAAATTATTTACTTTAATCTGTGACTGGTATCGAAGAATCGTTTTACTGCACCACAAACAATTAATCTTTATTTTCATTCTTCAACTCCTTTACAAAATCCTTTGCTTGATCCATACCTTTCACAATTCTTACATCTGCTCCAAGCTTCCCGTATCTTTCCCTTTGCCACTTCTGAATATTGGAAAGACTTCCCCAAGTAGCTTTAAGCTCTACAAAGTATATCTTTCCATTCGGCATCACTATCAACCTGTCTGGCACACCTGGATTAGCCGGACTTACAAACTTATCCGCTATTCCACCCATCAACTTTATTTGATTGACGAGCCATTCTTCTATTTTTGATTCTGCGGTTTTATCTTTAACCAATTAATCCTCTCCTTTAGGGGTGTAACTAGAAACTGTCTCGCACGCGTATGGGCATATATTGCGCTTTCGTGCATTATTACGCGCTTTTATTTATATGTATCTATCCTATTATTATAAATATAAATATTAGTTACCTTAGTTACCTTTAGTAGTTTTAGTAAGCAAATTACTGACTTTTTAATGGTAACCACAGTGGTAATTAATTTCGTAACTAATTATTAGTTACTTTGACACCGTTTTGGAATTTTAGTTACCCTTTAATTAGTTACCCCACTTAATTACCTTATTGAGTTACCCTTCGCCAGCCTTTTGCTGCTCCATATTTATTAAATTTCTTTGCGCCTTGCATCTTTTCCCAAGTATTAATTTTTGCCATTATCGCGGCTATTTCATTTGAATCCTGACGTTTAAGCGAACCTAGATCCCTACCAAAACATTCGTTCCATATTTCAGCTACGCATATTCGCTCTCTTAAAATAGTTCCTATCTGCGTTTCAAATTCATCATTACGAATAAATGCCCTGCGTTCAAATACGCTTCTGGATATCCAATCTTCGGGAAGCAAGATATTAAGATATTCTTCAACAAGACCTTCTCTTTCATCAGATTCCATGGCTTCACGTTGCTCCCATTCAGCCAACTTGGATAATTCCTTATCAATAAAGAGCTCTTCTCCCTGTTCGTATAAAAACTTGATTTCCGCCCAAATCTGAACAATATCATTAACAGTTAAATTCCATACTTTTTTGGCAGTACTTCCAGGTACCTTCACTGGCCAAAATCTTCTATTTCCTGTTGTATCTCGTAAATAGCCATTTTCTGCATTTGTGGTGCCTATAAATATGCACTGTCTCATATGTGGGACAGTTCTACGCCCAAATGCAGCCCTATAGATGTCATTTTGCTTTGATAAGAATCCTTTTAATGTATCAACTTCTGCTTTCTTAAGTCCTGCTAGCTCACCTATTTCAATAACCCAATAGCCCTGTAATTTTTCAGCCGCAGTCTTATCCTTTGTATCATTTAAATGCAGGCTGTCAGAAAACCAGTCACCACCAAGCTTTGATATTAAAGTGCTCTTACCTATGCCTTGTGGACCATTTAAAACAAGCATGGTATCAAACTTGCACCCTGGGTGCATAACTCTTGCTATAGCACCACACAATGTCTTCCTAGTAACAGCTCTTACGTATTCATTGTCTGTTGCACCCAGGTAATCAATTAGCAGCGTATCGACTCTTTCCACGCCATCCCATTCAGGAAGATTTTCTAAATATTCTCTGATTGGATGGTATGATCTATCATCCGTAACTCTTGTAACGGCCACGTCATAATTGATTTTTGAAAAGGTACCGTAACATTCATCTATGTAACAAATGAGTTGTGCATCGTCTGCATCTCTCCAAAACTTACTTGGATGCTTCCATGGAATATTTCCTATTACTTCGAGTCCATCGCTAAGCTGATTAAAAACGATCCCTTTAAGTCTTTCATCATTTCTTAATATTAGAGTTAAATTTTTAAGATTATTTTCAAGAAATCCTCTATTGTTGTATTCCAGTTTTGCAAGCCAATTTTCATCTTCTTCGATATCAAACTCTTCTTTAGCATTACTTAATTTTTCCTGTCCCAGCGTAAGCTTTGTATTATCATCACCTTGTATTAATTCAAGCATGCCCTTGTAACTAGGTAGCTTTGTACCTTCTGTATCACCGGCAACGTCTTCATCTAGATCTGCAAACTTATGAAGCCTAACAAGATCAAATGCATTACAAAGCTTTCCACTCGCTGGATCAGTACCGTGATTACTATAAGCAAACTTTTCATCTTCATAGATTACAAGCCCTGCAGCTGTTGAACCACCTGAATATGTATAGCGCCCTGGTATATCACATTTAAGATATGCATCCGGAATAAATTGATCTATTGCTTCAGGTATTGAATAAGTTCTACAAAAGGCTCCAATGAGTCCTGATTTCAAACAAGGATCTCCTTGCTTATCTGCTAACTTCTTTCTGCTTACAGCTGCTCTTGATGATTCCGGCCAAAAGCTTGTATCCGTCCAATCCCCATATTTACTGAGTATTTTATCAGCATTCATAAAGGGATTTTCTAAATACTTATAATAATATTGTCCATCTGCGCTGCAGCTTGGCCAGTACATCAATCTACTAGGTTGGTATGTAGTATCATCAAAATAATCGATACCTGTTTCACTCGCTATCATTCTTGCAATGGCTTCGTATTCATCTGCAGATACTTCTCTATCTAATGGAATAAGCAATCTAAATCTAGGTGTATCAAGGCTATGCTTGTGTGTACTGTAAACACAGCAAGCATAATCTGCTAACATCTCTAAGGCATCAAAGAAATCAATGGGTGCAAAGTCCAGATCTAATGTAATTATCTGTCTGCATTGCACATTACCAGCTTTTCTGTGACCGTTCTTTAATGCTCCGCCAACGTAACCACCTACATCTTTGATCTTGTCCTGATCAGTCTTACTCATTTTCTTATATTCCTGATAGGTCTCAGGAGTTATTACAGGAGTAGCAAGTTTGGCTACCAGGTTAGACCAAAGCATCTTTTTATTTTTCCAACTCTTTTCAAATCTGCTTTTTCCAGTTGATATGGCTACCTGGCCATCGTATTTAAGTTTAATTTTATATTCTTCAAGGTTGGCAACTTCTTTCAAGCGTCTGCCTCCTTCCTATTATTTTAAGTTCTTTTCATATCTTTTAATGCCTTTTGAAACTCTGTGTTTGGTATCGCAGGTGCACCAAAGAATTTTAATGTTTTCTTAAGACATTCTAAACATAGATGTTTATCTTCCACCAACTCAAAGAGTTCATCCGATACTTCATCGGGAATACCAAATGTAGATTCTCCGTCTGCATCCAGCACGACAGGTACAATTGTATAAATCCACTTATCATCTATTTGTTTTCCGCATCTATTACATACATAATTAATCACTTTCATATACTCACCTAGTCTTTCTTCATAAATACTAACCAATGTGTTTTTTGTCTTTTTTGTCCGAATAATGGTTTTTGTGGTGCGCACTTTAAAACGTCTTTTAACGGAATCTGTGTCTCGTTCCATTTGAATACCAAAGTACCATTGGGTTTTAAAACTCGAAAGCATTCTTCAAAACCTCTTTTAATGTCATCTGGCCAAGTTTCCTTTAATTCACCATATTGAGCTCTCATAATTGATTTTTTTCCTGCCCATCGTAGATGAGGTGGGTCGAACACTACCAGGTAAAAGGAATTGTCTGAAAACGGCATATATCTAAAGTCTCCTAACGTTGTTGGCTTTACACAAACATGTTTATCATATATGTCAAATTCCTCTTCACGAATATCCATGAATTCCACATCCACGTTTTCTTTATCAAAATAAAACATTCGGCTACCACAACACGCATCAAGAATTGGTTTCATCATATATTCACCTAGTCTTTCTTATAAAACGGAGTCTGATAGGTGTCACCCTTTAAAGGTAATCCTGGCGCCCATGAAATTGATTGACTCATAATGCCTGTAATTATTCCAGCCGCAGCTTCATCCACGTTAGGAACATCAACTATCATTTCATCGTGCACGTGCATTACGATGTCATACCCTGCGGCTTCGACTCTCATCATGGCCACAGCCAAACAATCTCTTGCAACTGCTTGTACAATGTTTTCCACAAGCTTTCCACCATAGGTGTCTAACCGTCCCCATTTCTTAGTCGTTTGTTCAACTCCGGCATAGGTTATTGCATCTTTACCCTTTGCATTTTCTTCTAATTTCGCATCATAGTAAGCAAGCTTTCTTCCACCAGGTAGCTGGATAAATAAAATATGGTTTATATAACTAAAGGAAAGTCCGTACTGAATCTTGACCGTTCTGTGCTCCTGTATACAAGTTTTTGCAGCCGCCTCAACTATGTACCAAAATTTACATATCTTAGGATTTGCGGCTCTCCAGTTGCTTACAAGCATTGGTATTTCGTCATCGGGGATACTTCCGTCCTTGTCCATGACCTTTATAGCTCCGAAGCTTCCCTGGTACCCAAGTGCAAGCTCTGCGATTTTTCCCTGCTGTCTTAATTTAGATCCTTTTTTAATGCTATCTAGTGGCACATGAAACATCTGACTAGCTGAAGCTTCATATATCTTTCCATGAGTATTAAAAACGTCAAGTCGCCATTGCTCTCCTGCTAACCAAGCAATTACTCTTGCCTCAATCGCACTAAAATCTGAAACAATAAACCTGCAGTTCTCGCTGGCCACAAAAGCGGTTCTTATTAATTGGCTGAATACAAATGCTGTTTCACCGAAGGCCATTTCAACAATATCAAATTCTTTAGCAGCAACAAGCTCCCTTGCAAGATCAATGTCTGGTATCTTATTTTGTGGAAGGTTATGGACCTGTACAATTCTACCCGCCCAGCGCCCGGTCCTATTTGCCCCATAGAACTGTAAAATACCTCTGAGGCGACAATCGTGCCCTACTCCTATTTTCATTGCCTGGTACTTCTTTGTGGAAGTCTTACCAAGGGCTTGTCTGATCTGTAACATGCGTTTAACTTTCCCCGCAGTTTCTTCCATTCCCTCTCTAATAGGATTTGTATCAATCCGGTCTAACATGACATTAACTGTATCTTTCGTAATCGATGTCATAGGGCACTGCATCTTGCCCATCCACTCCTTTAATTGGGCCAAACTGTTAGGATTGGGAAGTCCTGTAATTTTCTTTGCTTCCATCATCAGCTTTTCTGTACTTATATCATCGTAGGCGATAATGCCCTCCACAAAATCAATATCAACTTTAATTCCTCTGTCGTTTGATCTCTGGTCAAAGCACCAAAGCTTATGTTCATCATCAGTTATCTTATAAGGACTTAACTTCTCAAGTATGGCCTGCTCTGCAACAACATCTTGCTTACAGTAGCCTTTAAACAATTCCCATTTTTCAATATCATGTGCCGGATAGTTTCTTATGCGTCCTTTATTAGTCTTTGTTGCCTTACATGGCTTACAGAAGAAATCTATCAGTGATTTACCCACTTTATCCTTAACCTTATCAGCTGGAAGTCCTAGCGCCTCACCTACCTCACCAAGGCTTCTTGGAAGTCCAAGAGTTGCTGCGTGAACTGCAGTACAAAACCATTCTTCAGGTGGAATTGGTGTATCAAAGTACTTCGCTAAACAAGTTCTTTCAAAATTAGCATTGAATGCCGTTTTGATTACTTCCGGATCAATAAGAGCTTTCCAAAATTCAGGATAGAACTCTTGTACAAAATGTAAATCCATTAACCTATTCTTTTCACCGCCATCGCATAGATCTATTATGTCTGTCTCACCATTTTCAAATTTATAGCCAATGAGTAATATCTCAAAATCAGGCGCATCCACATATGCGTATACGCCTGATTCTCTGATATCAACACTGCTATAGGTTTCTATATCTATTGCAAGTGTTTTCATATGTTTAACCTAACATTGCATCAACGTCATCATCTTCAAATTCTTCTGAGAAGTCATCTTCAGCAGATTGTCTAGCACCACCAAGAGGCTCACCATCCGTAATCTTTTGGATGTTGTTAAGACCTACAGCAACTCCTTTACTACCATTTGAGTTATAAGGAAAGAAATTAATACTAGCTCGTCCAAAACAACCGCTATAAACTTCTGTTGGATCTAAAATTTCATTTCTGAAATTATCAATAATGCCAGGCTTCTGATTACTATTAGCATTGAGAAAATACATACCAACATACTCTTCAGCTTCATCAGCTCTTTCACCATCACCGTCACGAAGAGGCAATTTTAAGTTAGCTGGAAGCTTACCACCCCATTTATCTGCGACGCCTTGTTTCTTTGCTGCTTCAATAGCTGCTTTGATTTTTGTAAGAGTAGCTTTGTCATTCTTTGGAATTAATAAGCAGATGCTGAACTTTTCATCTTGACCTGTCTGAAAGCTTCTTGCCTTAAATACATTTACGTAAGAAAATCTTACCTTTCCTGTTACTACCTTTGTTATGTTTTCTGTTTTTGCCATATTAATGGTCCTCCTTTAAAATTAAATCAATTATGTGTTTCCAGTTACAATGCTCTATCTCTGGCCGAATACTTTCATCGTCCGTAATAAAAACCCTAGCACCCGTAGTTAAATCACCTAAATCTATGCAACTTACTTTTGCGCTAGGTAGCAGCAAAGCTTTTATAGCCTCGTCAAGGCTTTTAGCCTCTTTTACTTTAATATAGATATCACTATCCTTTATTCCCTTAACATAGCGCCTAATTAATGCCATGTTTAAAGGATTTGAATCAGGGTGTAATTTCCTCTGCAAAATCGTCATGTGCTGATTGTACAGAGTTTAACTCTGGTCGTTTATCACTGGCATCTACTAATGTAGGTTTACCTTGAGGTTTTTCTATCAGCTCATTAAGCAGCTGTGTGAAATTCTTTTTGCCTACAAGTTTTTCCATTGCAGTAATGCCATATAATTTCTTTTCAAATAGAATAGCTTCGTCATAACCTGCAGTCTTTAAAGTATCAACGACTTTAATTTCATCTGTATACTTACGATTGCTTCTACCTTCAACTAACTTCCAGCCATCCCATTTCTTACCGTTAATAGCTTCTTCAAGTGCATACTCCGTAATATCCTTTACCCAATCAGCTAAATATCCAGCTTGTTTGAGTACTTCTCCAATTTCTTCATCCGAGAGAATATCCGGATTAGCGAACTCCATTTTTGTAAGTTCAAGATTAGCTTCAGCTCTTGCACGACATGTGGCTCTTGCCTTACAAAATTTACAATGATCACCGGCAACAAATTCACCTTCACCTATCATGGCAAGTCTAGCCAAAGGCTTAACGATATTCTCACCCCAGTTCTTAAGTTCACTTACAGTTAGAAGTTCACTAGAAACATTCTCAAGTCTTGGTTGGATAATTGTTGTTTTTACCTTGTCAAAGCTATAGATCATATCGAATGCTGCAACAGCGCCAAGTCCGTATAATCTCAACTGTGGATTTTCTTCTGCAGATACACCAACGCCTTTTCCATATTTAAGATCTATGATATGTATTTCATCATCTGCAACAATAACAACATCACCGGTACCAAACCCTTCGGGAACATAATCACTAAAATCAAGTCTCTGCTCTGTAAGTAAAATTACATCTTTGCATTTAGCTTTTGATTCATTTACAAATTCCCACACCTTTATGGTGTAATCTTCAACATAATCTTGAAGCTCCTGGTTATAATATTCGTTTTCCTTCAGCTTATTAAATAGCTTTGTGTATGCAGTCTTTTTGATTGTCCCGGCATTATAATTAATTATTAATTCTGCAAGACTGTGTGCGAATGTTCCTTCAGCTGCATACGTACTACTCTTTTCTTCAAAACCTTCCTCTAATCTTACGGAAGGTGTGCAACACATCCAGCGCTTAGCACCTGATGCACTTAACCTTGCATGAACATCAGGCATTAACTTCACCTACAACCTTACCGATAAGTGCAGCCTTTTCCATAACAGCAGCATAATCTTCTACCTTAACTGAAGAGATGTTCTCAGCTTCAAAAGATGTAAGTAATGCTTTAACTTCCTTTTGCTTTCCAGTACGTGTGAGTTGCACTAACTTGGCTCTTACTTCTTCTAGCGTATAAGACTTAACCTCTCCTTCAAATCCAGAAGTATCGTCACTGATTGATTCAGCTGCTCCGTCGTTAGATACGGCAGAATTTTCTGCAAATTCTTCAGCTGGTTTATTACCTCTGGGTATCTTTTTTTCTTCCTTAATTTCTTTTACTACATTACTTAAATCTTTGGCATTATTGCCACCCTTGGATACAAGCTTTTCTGCAAAAGCTGTCATTTCCTCAAAATCTTTAAATTCTACATTAATTGTCATTTCTATTTTTCCTCCTGGATTATTTGTTTTAATGCAATGAACTCTACTTCAGTAAGTGTTATTCCTTTTGTCATTTTTGTGTGATCCTTAGCCCAACCACGAATGTCATAAACTGGATCACGTCCATCCCAACTGATTTTGTTAACTTCTTTGGTCCATTTCCCATTTGCCGGTAATGTAATAAGATGTTCAACTATTTCAAACTTAACTTCGCCCATCTTTATCTTCCTCTCTGCAATCGCATTTTTCGTCTGGATCTAAATTAGCACCGCAGTAAGGACATATTTTATAAGCCATTTGACTTAATCCTCCTTATTTGATATATTTACTTTATAATTGTTTTACTTTTGGGCCCAAACCTCTGCGAAAGGTTGGGCTCATTTTTGTATTTCAACTTGGTACTTCTGCCATTTTGTTGCTTCATAGCTATCCTTGGATGTTGGTGTAGTTAATAATTTCCAAGTAATTGCCACTAGTATTGCAGTAATTGCCATTGCTATAGCAAACCACTGCAGCCATTCTCTTATGAATTTTAATAACTGCATCCTGCTTATTTGCCTATAAGATAACCGAAAGTTATAAAAAGCTATATCCATTGTGTTAAAGAACTTCTTCAAAATTTTATCTCCTTTCTAGCTTGTACATATTTGCATCAAATTTCTTTTTCAGATTACTAGCCTGGTTTACTGCATCATCTGAACTAGAAGCCATTATGTCGGCGATTCCTGTCTCTCCTACTTTATATAAAGTAACTTTGTAGGAAATTAATTTGTTAATTATCAAACTAAAGTTCTCCTTCCATAAACAATGACTCTTGGACGTATTCTAAAACTCTTTTAGCTAAATCAGCTTTAAGTTCTTCGACATAATTTTTTTCAATTATATTTTTCATATCTCTCCACCTTCCCCCGATAATTATTTTTTTACCAGTACCGTGTGGCCATCATTTATTTCAACTTCATAATCTAATAATTCATTAAGTAACTGAACTGTACGAATATCCAATAAATCCGCATTTCTTAATTCTTTGTGCATACGATTCCCTCCTTATATTGGTGTATTTTGTAAATAGTGGTATAATCTCCCTATCAGCTTGCGGTTGAAATACTAATGGAAGGAGAAACCTATATGAAATTAACTTCTGAATTATGTAATGCAGTTTTAGATACTTATTCAAAGAAATTTCTTAATGAAAACGATGGAAAAGACATGCATATGCATTTTGCTCAAATAGTATTAGACGTTCTTCAAATTACTTTTGAGGAACTTGACAAGGATAATTGCCCTTCCATCCAATAGCTTTAAGCGCTTTTTCCATTTCCAAGATACTACTTTGCTGACTTTGAACTTGTACTTCGAGGTCGGCAATTCTTTTATTCATCTCCAATATATTTCTTTTCTTATCCACTTTTTTACCCTTCCGCTCTAATCCTCTCTCAAGGCTTTCGCATATTTTCTCAATAGATTGCTGACAAGCGGAATACTTAAATCGAAAATCTTTTTCCATGGATTTTACATCTTCATCCTTATTCATAAATCACCTTCCATATAAATTTAGTAGATATCCATAGGTAATGTGTTAATCTGCATACCAAAAATGTAAGAGATATATAGACTAAGTCTAAAAGAATAATAAAAATCGCAAAACCAATCATTTTTATAGAACCTCCTATTTGATATTCTTTCTAATCCTTATCTCGATTTTATACATGCTTCTTCCGGCATAAGTTCCTTGACAGGTATTAAAATTTTCCCCGACCACTCTACCTTTGACAAGGTACCGTCTCTGATGCGTCTTCCTAATGTACTGTACGATAATCCGGTTATTTCAATTGCTTCCACGAGTGTTACATACTGCCTTGTAATTATCACTACCTGATCACTCCTTTCTTAAATATGTGTCTTTTACGACACTTAGTCATTAAAAAAAATAGACATTATTTCTTCGTCTGACATCCCCAATACTTCTGCTAATGCTAATATCTCTTTTCTATCAAATTCACTTTTTCCATTCATCTTTCTATAAAAGGCGCTTTTACTTATCTTCATTCCTTTTATATTTTCTAAATCAGCTATAACATCATCAACCGTCTTTTTATTTATTGTTATTTTCGCTTTTAATGCGTAGGCATTCATAAATCACTCTCCTTCCTTATATGTTAAAAGTGTCTTATACGACACTGTCATAATATCATTTATTTTGTCGATTGTCAACACTAAAAGACACTTTTTTCAATATTTACAATATTTTAGTTGCATAAATGACACTTTAATTATATAATAAGGAAAATTAAGCAAACGGGGTTTGAATTAATGGATGACAAATTAAGACAACGAAGAATCGAATTAGATTTAACACTAGAACAAGTCGGCGATATATGCGGCGTAGGAAAAAGTACAGTAAGAAAATGGGAAAATGGAATGATTAATGATATTGGTCGAAGCAAAATAGTGCTTCTTGCTAAAGCTTTAAAGGTTTCTCCTCTTTTTATTTTGGACCTTGATAATTATGATGTTAATTTAACAAATCAAGAAAAAAGTTTGCTAACCTACTATAGAAAAATGAATGACATTGGTAAGCAAAAAGCATTTGGTAATATAGAAGATTTATCAAGGATATATTCCATAGATGTGGTATCATACGATAATTATTTATATAATTCCAATAATAGCCATAATCTATTCGTTGCAGAACCAAGATCAGAATATAAATGCGAAGTCAATGCTGCACACGCTAATATAAATGCTAGCACTGAAGATATAAAGCACGATGAAGATATTATGAATGATCATAACTTTTAATATACAGGGGGACAATATTGAATTACGAGGAATTATTAATAGAAGCAGATAAAAACGGATTGATTACTAAAGAAAAAAATTTAAAAGCTAATGACGGTAGGATTAAGGGAAACCTTATCGCTATAAAAAAAAATATGTCAGAACTAAAAAAAGCATGTGTACTTGCTGAAGAACTAGGACATTACTACACTTCAACGGGCAATATAATGGATTTAATTGATACGAAAAATAGAAAGCAAGAATACAGAGCTAGAATATGGGCTTATGATAAGCAAATAGGATTACAAGGAATAGTTAAATCTTTTAATGCTAGATGCATTAGTATAAATGATATGGCTGAATATTTAAATGTTACAGAAGATTTTTTAATAGAGGCTCTGGAATGTTATAGACATAAATATGGAATGGCAACCAAATTAGACAATTATGTAATCGGATTTGAACCAACGCTATATGTAATGGAATTATTTGAGGGCATATAATAGAGCACCCTATTTATATAAATAAAAACAGTCACTGCTACCAACAGTGACTGCTCTTATAGAAACTAGTAACCACGAGTGATTAATAATGCTCTTAACAAGCTATATTATATCATTCAGGCGTGGTTTTGTAAACTGCGCTATTTTATTGCGACGTCGCAACAGGAAGGATGATGTAAAATGAGAGGATCTATTTATTTAAAGAAAACTAATAAGAAATATTACCCTTATATCTATGATAAGGAAACAAATAAAAAGAAATGGGGTACTGGGCATACCAATAAACGCGATGCAGAAACAGAGTTAAGAAAAATGTTATCTGCTTATGATGATGATAGCCTTGTCTTTGGCCGAGCTGAAAGATATAAAACAATATTAGACCAATTTATTAATATAGTTATTCCTGAAAAGTATAAATCTGAGACAGAAAGAAAGTCTTGTGAATGCATGTTAAAAAAACACACACAAGGTTTTTATAAAATTCGTATCGATAAAATCAGCACCAAAGACATCCAGCGACTATTACACACAATGCGTATTTATAAAAGTAAAGATAAACCCGAAGAGATTCCAACCGCTGCTACAAAAAAGAAATTATATAATTATCTTAATGCGCTATTTAAAACTGCCGATGAATGGGGATTGATATCACAAAACCCTTGTACCGGAATAACTTTAAAATCTGCTTCTATCGAAACACCCGATACGTGGGAAAGCGAAGATGTTAACTATTTTCTTACCATTGATTATGTAATGCAATCAGAATGTTATTTAGGCTTCTTAATTATGGCCACAACTGGAATATCAAGAAGTGAAGCATGCGGATTGCAGTGGAAAGATTTTAGGGGAGATTATTTTCTTCTGGAGCAAGGTAAGGACATCTATATGAATGAAACTAATCTCAAGACATCATTTAGAAGACGTAAGGTTGAACTAATGCCCGTGGTCCGTACAGTAATTGAAGCGCATAAAGAAAGACAGGACATAATCAGAAAGATGCTTGTATCTGCGCCTGATATAAATATTTGGATACTTACAGATAATTTCAATCAACCAATGCATCCTGATAGATATACTAAGACATTCAAAAAATATTTGGTTAGAAATAATAAAGCTAGTTCAAGACTACTTCCTGTAATACCACTCAAGAATCTTCGACACACGTTTGCGACATTATTGATCAATGATGATGTAAATATTAAAATTGTACAAGAGGCACTTGGGCATTCTAAGGCGTCTACCACACAAAACTTTTACCAGGGTGCTGCGCAGAAAACAATGCACAGGTCTGCAGTTCTTAATCTACAAAATGCTATTTTTAATAAATCGGTAGAAAAATCGGTAGAAAAAGAAAAAAATGCATAATAAAAAGCCAGTATCAAAGTCATTGAAATAGGCTTTAATACTGGCTTTTAACCTTTAAGCGCGAGACGGGAATCGGACCCGCGACCCTCTCCTTGGCAAGGAGATGCTCTACCGCTGAGCCACTCGCGCATTCTACATATAATTTTATGTGCTGTTGTTTCGCACTTATAGTAATATATTATATGCAGGTTATTTTGTCAATAGAATTCTGTATTTTTTACAAACAATTTATATTTTTATAATTTACGTTGAATCATTTTATGGTTTTCACTAGTCAAATTCTACTTTAGATATTGCTCGAACTCATCCAACAATCCTTCAAATACTTTGAGTGCTTCCTTCACTGGCTCTGGCTTTGACATATCTACGCCACAAAGTTTCAATAGATCAATTGGATGCATCGAGGAACCACCACTTAAGAACTGGAAGTAACCATCAATTGTTTTTTGATCGCCTTGAAGTATTTTTGTTGAAATTGCAATTGCCGCTGAGAATCCGGTTGCATATTGATATACATAAAACGGTGTGTAGAAATGTGGTATTCTAGACCATTCAAGTTCTATCTCGTCATCCATTTCCATATCTGGTCCAAAGTACTGTTCATTTAATTTACGGTATGTCTTGCAAAGTAGTTCAGAGTTCAAGATTTGTCCGTCTTCAGCCATCTTGTGAGTTATCATTTCATATTCAGCAAACATAGTCTGTCTAAATAAAGTGCCTTTAAACTGTTCTAAAAAATGATTAATTAGGTACATTTTCTCTTTGACTTCTGTACAGTTTTTTAGCATATAGTTAATCAACAGTGCTTCGTTACATGTTGATGCGACCTCTGCTACGAATATCTGATAACCAGCATAGACATGAGGTTGGTTCTCATTTGAATGATAGGTGTGAATTGCATGACCCATCTCGTGAGCTAACGTAAACACGTCATTCAAGCTGTCTGAATAATTCAAAAACACATATGGGTGCGTTCCAAATGTTCCCCAAGAAAATGCTCCATTTCGTTTACCAGCGCTTTCTCTTACATCCACCCAACCACTGTTGTATCCCTCTTCTAAAATATCAATATATTTTGCACCCAAGGGAGCCATTCCATTTTTCACAATATCCTTAGCTTCTTCATAAGTAACTTTCATCTTATAATCACTTACCATAGGCGCATAGACATCATAAAAATGAAGTTTCTCAACGCCCAGCGCTTTCTTACGAATAGATACATATTTGTGCATCAAACCCATATTGTCGTGAACTGTCTG